GCTTCATTATGTTTTGTTTAATCAAAATATGAATGTTGCTATTCTGGCAAATAAACAATCCACCGCAATTGAAATTCTGGGCAGAATCAAGATGGCATATGAATATCTGCCAAAATGGTTACAGCAAGGTGTCATTGAATGGAACAAGGGTTCTGTTGTGCTAGAAAACGGGTCTAGAATTTTAGCAGCAGCGACTTCTTCATCTGCTATTCGTGGTGGATCGTTCAACTGTATTCTCCTTGACGAGTTTGCTCACATTCCTACTCAGATTGCTGAAGAATTCTTTACCTCGGTTTACCCAACTATTACTTCTGGTCAATCAACTAAGATGTTCATCATCTCCACCCCCAACGGTCTTAATATGTTCTATTACTACTGGAAGGGTGCTATAAACAGTCAAAATGGTTATGTTCCATTTGAAGTTCACTGGAGTCAAGTTCCAAAATATCCAGGTGGTCCTCTTCGTGATGAGCAATGGAAACGAGAGATGATTAGTAAAACTTCAGAGAAGCAATTTGAACAAGAGTTTGAATGTGACTTTTTGGGAAGTTCAAATACTTTGATCTCTCCTTCTAAACTTCACACTTTGGTATATTCAAAACCACTCCTTCGCACAAAAGACGGAATGAGCATATATCAGGAACCAATAAGAAAAGATCCAGATAAAGAAAAATCATATGATCATCTTTACTTTATTACCGCTGATGTTGCGGAGGGACAAGGTAAAGATTATACCGCGATGACTGTAGTGGATGTTACTCAATTTCCATATAGAGTCGTCGCAACATATAGAAATAATACAGTATCCCCATTGCTTTTTGCTTCTGTAATTAAGACCGTTGCCAAAAAATACAACAATGCTTTTGTTTTAGTTGAAATTAATAGCATTGGTGTAGAAGTGGCAAATATTCTTCATACTGATCTAGAATATGAAAATATTGTCAAAACTGCTATGATGGGTAGAAAAGGTCAAATAATTACAGAAGGATTTGGTGCTGCTAAAAAAGTTCAAATGGGTGTCAAAACTTCAGTTATTACTAAAAAAGTAGGTTGTCAGGTTTTAAAGAACTTAATCGAAGAAGATAAACTTATCGTAGAAGATGCGGATGTTATCTCGGAATTTACAACATTTATATCTAAAAAACAAAGTTTTGAGGCAGAAGACGGTCACAATGACGATCTTGTAATGTGCCTAGTATTATTTTCATGGGCAACAAGACAGCAATATTTTAAAAATTTAACGGATATGGATGTTCGTCTTGCGATGTATCAGAATGAAATTGAAAAAATAGAGGACGATATGTTGCCTTTTGGATATTTTAACGATGGATCCGATGATATTGAAGATAAACAAGAAGATATGTATTGGGGATCTGAAAAGGAAAACTGGATTATAACATCAAAAAATAATATCAATTTGCCATGGATCAATACAAAAAAGTAAAGTTAGGGCATCAAATTTTTTAAAACTAAAATTTAAATACATATAAATAGCAATTTATTCAAGGAGAGCAAAATGCCTAGACCAAATATTAGTTTTAGAATCAATGACGAATCAATGGTCGTTCCACTCACTGAAGGATTTGGAACAACTATTGGTGCGGTATACAACCCAACAAACAATCTTAAAATTTTAGGAGCAACAGCAGAAAAAGATCAAGGATATTACCTAGTTCAAAATATTTCAGAGTGGTATGGAAGACTTAACGATTATGTTATTGGACTGATGGGCGGATTTACTGCTTATGTTGGTATAACTTTTTACACACCTGGATCATGTGCTGCTTCATACTTAAATGGATCATACACTGCTGCTGGTGGAATTTCTGCTGGATTTTCTGGAGAATGGTGGGCAGTTCATAACTTTTTACAATATGGTTCTCCATGCTATGTCGGATTTGGTAATGGACTTGCTGGAGTCACCTCATTCTATGATCTAAATTTTGATGTTATGTTCCAAGGTGGTCAAAGTGCGACTGGTGGTGGATTCTACGCTTCAGCAGTAACCACTGTAATTGAATATAAAGCATCAACCGATCTTCCAGCAATTGGAATTGTATCGTTAGGATCAACAGCAAATGCCATTACAACCGCACCAACTTTAAATTCTGGAACAAGTTCAAGAGATTACGTTACTGTTTACGGAGAAAAAATTCATTTTGACACTACTGGATTAGTTGAAATTACCACTCAAATGGCTCCAGATGTTGCTGGATGTATAGTCAGAACCGATAGAGATTATTATCCTTGGTTCTCACCAGCAGGATCAAGAAGAGGAAGAATTCTTAATGTTCTTCGTCTTAAGAGAAATTTAGCACCAACTGAACAAGATATACTCTATGATGCTAAAATTAATTCAGTAGTTACTTTCACAGGAGAAGGAACTATACTATATGGCGATAAAACAGGTGATGTAGCAACATCAACACTTTCTAGAATAAATGTTTCTAGATTGTTCAACTATGTCAAGAAAGCACTTGCTCCTCTTGCTAGATCAATTCTTTTTGAGCAAAACGATGCTATTACCCGTTCAAGATTCAAGATTGCCGCAGAAGGATTCCTTGATCGTATTGTCGGTCAAAGAGGAATTACCGAATATAGAGTAGTATGCGATGAATCAAATAACGGACCAGAAGTAATTGAAGCAAACTACTTTGTTGCTGATGTTCTTATTAAACCAGTAACTTCAATTAATTATGTAAGAATTACACTGACCAATAAAGATTTGTCATCAACACTTTAATAAATAAAAAGAGGTAAATAGAAATGCCAACATTAAACGAATTTAGAAGTAACTTTTTCGGTGTTCGACCAAATCGCTTCTTGGTTGAAACATCCTGGCCAAATGGTGTAGATTCTCCAGATCTCACCAACCTCTTCATTTATGTAAAAGGAGCAGATCTTCCAGGATCCACAATCGGTACAATTAATATCGCATGGCAAGGAAGAGTCGTTAAGTTTTCAGGCGAAAGAACATATGCTGATTGGGTCATAAGTGTTTATGATTCAAATGTTCCATCAAAGGATCTAAGAACAGGTTTTGAACGATGGGTTGAAGCAATGGATGGTAGAAATACACATGCCATTAATTATAATTTGACATCAGATTGGATCATTCGCTATAGCGATGTTGTTATTGGCGATCAATATACAGAACTTCCAACACAGAGTCCTTCAAACTTTAACAAAGCAGTAAGACTTAAAAATTGCTTCCCAACGGATATTGGTCCAGTAACATTAAATTATGATGTTGCTGATACTTTTAGTGAATTTACTGTACAATTAGCATATGATTATTGGGAACCATATTCATAAGGAATAATGAATGAAATTATCTGATCTTTTTGGTTTTGTTTTTGATAAAAAAGATGAACTAGTCGGACTCGAAGGTGGTCTGACTGGTTCTTCTTCATCTAATCTTTCCTTTACTGCTCCAGAGAACTACGATGGCACACAAGTCGTTGAAACTGGTGGATTCATGTCCTCTGTTTATGACTTTGGTGGGTCATATATGGATGAAAATGCTCTTATACGGCAGTATAGAAGCATGTCGCTTTATCCAGAAGTTGATATGGCAATCGAAGATATTATTACTCAGGCAATAGTATATGATCGTCAATATATCTCTATGAGATTAGATCTATCGAATACTGATCTTTCGGATAATATAAAAACAAAGATTTCTTTAGAATTTGAAAATATTTTAAAACTTTTAGATTTTAAAAATCGTGGATATGATATTTTTAGACGATGGTATGTTGACGGTAGAATATATTTTCAAAATATAATCGACACTGAACATCCAGAGAAAGGTATTCTTGAACTACGAGCAATTGACCCAATCAAAATTCGTAAAGTTCGTAAAGTTCAAAAAGAAGTCAAAAGGGTAAATAACACCACAGTCCCACTAGTTAAAAAAGTAGAAGAGTATTTTATCTACACAGATTTTGAAGTAAGTAATGTAGCGGCAGCAACCACTGGGCATGTTGGAGTCAAAATTGCCCCAGATTCAATTACATATTGTCACTCTGGATTGGTCGATCAAACATCCAAGCGTGTTGTCGGGTATTTACACAAAGCAATTCGTCCGTTAAATATGCTTCGTCAAACAGAAGATGCTATGGTTGTTTACAGAATTGCTCGCGCACCAGAGCGTAGAGTGTTTTATATCGATGTAGGAAATCTTCCAAAACAAAAAGCAGAAGAATACATCAAAAACCTAATGACTCGTTATCGTAATAAATTAACTTACGATTCTGCCACAGGAGAAATAAAGGATCAACGCAATCACATGTCCATGTTAGAAGACTATTGGTTGCCTCGTAGAGAAGGTGGTAAGGGAACGGAAATATCAACACTTCCTGGTGGACAGAGTTTAGGGGAAATGGACGATGTTGAGTATTTGCTTCGAAAAGTATACAGAGCATTGAATGTTCCTCTGACACGAATGGAAGTTCAGACTGGATTTAATCTTGGTCGTAGCAGTGAAATCACCAGAGATGAAGTAAAATTCTACAAATTTATTGAGCGTCTACAAAATAAATTTAATGGATTATTTTTAGATATTTTAAAGAAACAATGTATTCTTCGTGGCATCATGACCCCAGAAGATTGGTCTGCGATATATCAAGATATCAATATTGTTTATAGCAAAGATTCATATTTTACAGAACTCAAGGAAAACGAAATACTAAATGAGCGTGTAAATATGTTAACTGTGTTGGGTAATTATAATGGTGTCTTCTTCTCCACAGACTATATTCGTCGTAATATTCTAAAGCAGACCGATGAAGAAATAGCAAAAATGGATGTTGAAATAGAAAGAGATAGGCAAAAACGCATTCAACAACAGTTAGAAATGCAGCAATTAGGACTCATGGATCAGGAAGAACCACAACAATAAATATATAATTAATAGGAGAAAAATATGTCAAACAGTAAAGAAATACTTAATGCCCTTGTTACTGAGGATTTATATACAGCAAAAAAACTCATAAATGAGGAACTAGTTAAAAGAATGGGTACTGTTCTTGAAGAAAAATTAGTTGAATTTGGTCCAACTATTTTTAATGAACAAAGCAAACCAGATTTTCTAGATCTTGATAAAGACGGAAACAAGAACGAACCAATGAAGAACGCAGCAAAGGAAGCAAAGAAAGTTAGAAAAGAATCAGTAGATTCTAAATCTGAAACTATTGCTGAAGAATTTGAGGCAGAACTTCGTTCTTTAGTCGAAGAGATTGAAGAAGAAACTGGTGAAGAATTAAGCGAAGAAGAAATTATGGAATTGGCACAAGAACTTCTTGATGTTATTTCAGAGGAGTCAGAAGAAGAAGATGATGATGAAGAGGGCGAAGACAATGAAAAAGAAGAAGCCCCCAAAACAAAAAGAATGAATTCTGGCAGCGAATCATACTGAGTAAAAAGAGAAATCTATCATGAAACTTATCACAGAAACAGTAGAGGATGTTGAAACGCTCATTGAGTCAAATGAAGCGGGTTCTAAAACATACAAACTAAAGGGTGTCATGATGGAAAGTGACACACAAAACCGTAATGGTCGTATTTATGAAAGTAAAATATTAGTTAAAGAAACACAAAGATATGTTGTTGAATATGTAAACAAACACAGAGCAATGGGTGAGTTAAATCACCCATCTGGTCCAACAGTAAATCTTGACAGAGTTTCGCATTTAATTGAATCTCTTAGAATAAGCGGAAAACAAGTCATTGGAGAAGCAAAAATAATTGACACTCCAATGGGTAAAATTGTTAAAAATCTTATTGATGCTGGTGCTAAACTTGGTGTGTCTTCGAGAGGCATGGGGAGTTTAGAAAAAAGAAATGGTGTTAATTATGTTAAGGAAGATTTTACCTTGGCAGCAATTGATATTGTTGCCGACCCTTCTGCTCCAAACGCTTTTGTAGATGGAATTCTTGAAGGAAAAGAATGGATTTGGAATAATGGTCTTTTGGTAGAAAAGCAAATTGCTAGTTATGAAAGACAATTAAAAAGAACACCAAAGAAAAAATTAGAAGAAAATGCTATTAAGTTATTTTCTGACTTTTTGAGAAATCTATGAGAATTGATAAAAATACAAAAAATTATATTCAATCTAATATTCCTCATATATCAAAAAATATTCATGAGGGAGTTTTTGATGTCATTAGACAAGCGGCAGGGTCTATTGGAAGTGCAGTAAGTCGTGAAATTCAAAAAGCAAGATCTGCTTCTGCTCAAAGCATGTTGGAAAGAAGACAAAAAATTGAATCAACAGTATTGATTCCAAAATATTCACAAAGATTAGGAATGTCAATAGCAGAAATGAGAAGATTACATAATGAAGTTCAAGATCAGCATCCTTCTGCTTTTCCACCTCACGCGGGTGGACCTCCAGCACTACAGATTCGTGATCCAAATAATCCCAGTGTTATGATAGCAAACCCACAATATCAAGTACATTTATCACAATATCAAAACAACTTAGAAGATTGGAACAAAAAACAGACAATGCTAGGAAGAATTGCTGGAATAAACGCAACAGACAGAACCATAGGACATTTACATAGAGAACTCTATGGAGACTTTGTTCCTGGAAATCCTGCCTCTCAAGTACCACATACTTTTAGTGGAGGGTCTATAAATCGAATACAAAGTAGAATATAATAAGACATTTTATCGGCGTAAAGATAAATTTTAATAAATAGTTTTAAACATTTGGAGAAATTAAAATGGAAGCAAAGACAAACCCATATGACAAATACAAAGGATTATATCAAGATGCTACAGGAAAGGGAGCAGTGGTTCCAGAACCAATTTCTACTCCAGAGTTAGCAGCAAGAAATATGCAAACTCTTCGTCCAGGTGGAGCAGCAGCAGCAACCCCACTCAAGGACGATGTAGATCATCAAGAAGAAAATGATTATCTAACTAGTCTTTTTGACGGAGAAAATCTATCCGAAGAATTTAAGGAAAAAGCAAAGACAATTTTTGAAGCAGCAATTAATGAAAAGGTTTCGATCATCGAAGCACAAATTGTTGAAGCATCAAAAGAAGTCATTCAAGAGCAACTAGCTGCTCAACAAAATAATTTAGTTGAGCATGTAGATGGTTATTTGAACTATGTCATCACTGAGTGGATGGAAGAAAATAAAGTAGCAATCGAACGCGGTCTTCGTACAGAAATTGCTGAAAACTTTATCATGGGCCTCAAGGGTCTATTTGAGTCTTCATTCATCGATGTACCACAAGAAAAATACAATATTCTTGACGATCTCTATGAAGCAAACGAAGAACTTCAAAAGTCGGCAAATGAACTAATCAAGGAAAACATTCAACTTAAGAATGAAATTACTGCTCGTTTATGCGCAGAAGCATTCCTTGAACAAGCAACAGGTCTTGCTGATACTCAAGTTGAAAAACTTGCTAAATTAGCAGAAGGTATTGAATTTAATGATGTAAATCAATATCGTCAAAAAGTATCATTGCTTAAAGAATCATACTTTGGAACCAAAACAAGTTCTGAAAGTATAACATCATCTTCGCAAATGCTGAGTGAAGACAATGGATCTTATACTTCAACCACATCAACTGAACCAAACCCAATGATGGAAAACATCGTAAATGCTATTAGTGTAATAAATAAAAATAGACCAGCAAAACCAGCATTTAAACCATTAAATGATTCAGCAGTTAATTCTCGTATACAAGAAATCATGAACCCAATGTTCAAGGACAGATAAGTTTAAAAAATAAAAAATACTAAATAATAAAGTAATAGGAGAAAAAAATGTCATTAGATTTTAATCAAAGTACACCAGCGGATTTACTAGTAGAAAAGTGGAGTCCAGTATTAGACCACGATTCTTTACCACAAATTAACGATGCTCACAAGCGCCGTGTTACAGCAGTTCTTCTTGAAAACCAAATCAAGGCAATGCAAGAAGAAAAAGCAACAGGTGCTATGAGTCTTTTCGAAAGCAGCATAGGACCAATCGGCATGGGTGGAAATTTCACCACAGGTCAAGTTGGTGCAGCAGGAAACTTTGCTGGTTATGATCCAGTAATGATTTCACT